AACCGAAGAACCCATTTTACCAAGTTTGGATAACATACCACCAACTAGGGGAATTTCATCGAACGTATCAACTAAACCATCAAAAGCATCACCCATGCTACTTCCTAACTTTTGTGCAGCATCATCTACCTTTTGTATAGTGGTTAATCTTTTTAAATCTAATTGTAATCCTTCATTTGTTATTTGTAAAGCAGCTACCCTTTGTTCAACATCTTTTCTATTTGCATCAGTAATACCTCTTTGGAGATTATTTATTGCCTTATTATTTTTTATAATTTGTTTTTGAACATCTTCGGAATCTTCTAAACTTTTTACCGAACTTTGTAAATTTTGAATATATTTTTTTGTAGCACTACTTATATCATTTGTGTTATTAATTTGGTCTTCTAAATCTTGAACTATTGCACCAGCTATTGATTGAGATACTCTTAATGCCTCATTATATTCATTTTGTAATTTTAGTATTTCTCTTTGTTGCTGGGAACTGTTTAACATTTTTTAAAATCCTATCTAATGTTTAAAATAGCTTTGTATGTATGAGGAATTCTTTCTCCGTTTTTTTGCATTCTTTCTACTTTTTTACGAAGGGTATCCATATCATTATCCAAACTTCTAGCAAGTTTCAAAAAATCGTCATCTTTTTCTAAATTTGAAACCATTTTTTTTCCAAAAATGTAATCAACAACACCTTCTTTCATATCGTGTTTTTTCGATATAAATTCTTTTATTTTATTTTTTTTGTTTCAGTAAGTTTCATTTTAGTTTATCTCCAATTATACTCTAATAAATATTAAATAAAAAAAAATGTGAGGAGTTTTACCTTCTCACATTTACATTTGGGCCACTTACAGCTGATTTAGATTTCTGAGATTGTTTTACATCTTCTTGTTCTCTTTTTTTAGTATCTATCAATTGTTTGTAGTAGAAATTTCGTATGTGTATTGGTAATCGATAAACTCCTTCTTGAGTAAATCCATTACCAAAATAACATAATTCAAAAATTTGTTTATGAAGTATAATTGAATAATTACTCGGAAGGCCAAAAAAACCCTACGCCCATTGGAATCGAGCGTACCTCCTTTTCTCCCGTTTGGGGGTCTTCATATTCAAACTCCATTTTCACATCTGGTTGTATTTTTTTAATGTATTCTCTAAATGCTTTAGTATCTCTAGTTAAGAATTGGTTGTTGATAAAATTTGTGATAGCACCAGTATCAGTTTTACCATTTACAGAAACAATCATGTATCTATATCTAGTTGTTAATTCAGCACCTAAAGCACCTTTATTTAATCTTTGTAGTGATTTTATATCGGCATCTATCTTTTTTTCATCACCATGTGTCAATAATCTAAATTCTAATTGATTACCATTTGATGTTGTAAATTTATATTTATTTTCTCGAGTTAATAAAGTAGTATCAACTTCTTTTACCTGAACTTTTGATAAATCAACAACTACATCTTCTTTTTCATCTAAATTGTTTGTAAGTTGAATATTATATTCAGGTCCATATCCCAAAATACGAGTTGCTAACATAATAGCATTTTTATCACCAAGTAAAATATCATCAACATTGATTTTACTATCTACTATAATAGATTCAAATAATTTATCTAAAACTATACCTTTTTTAATTAAATTTTGAGATGTTAAGATTTCTTCTTCTTTTGCAGTCATGTATTTAATTTCTATTTGACCAGAAGAGAGAGGATTTGATTCAGGATAACATAATCCTTGAGATGGAAGTGAAATTACTTCGGTTGGAAAATCATAATTTGCCATAATAAACCTTTATTTTGTTGTTTGTATATAAATATATAAATTAAAAAAAGTTGAAAAAAAAAGAGTTCTCATTTCGAGAACTCTCTTGTATAAGAAAATGAAATAATGTATTAGAATTCCAAGATTGCGTAATCGTAAGAAATTGTTAATTCGATTGTAGCAGGGTCGGTACCAGTTGCCCAATCCAAATCACCAAAGTTAGCTTGAGAAATGAAAGCTCCTTTTAGAGTCCATTGTTCGATTTTATCACCCACAGGACCTAACATATAACATTGAATATCTTTTTTATACATATCAGCATATCCATTTCTACCAGTTAATGATTCGTGAGATAAACGTATCCACTCCATTACCGCTTGTGCTCCTGAAGGAACAATTGGGTCATAAAGAGTCATTGTAATATCTTGCCACTCACCCTTGCCTTTAAGTTGTCTTTTTACGTTAATGTGATCCAGAGTAACCTTTTCAAATTGAATTGTAGGTCTTTGAGATGCTTTTATTAAATATGAAGGAATACCACCTACTTCGAAGATGAAGCGGTTCTTCATCTTCGGTTCGAAATTGGTATAGAACATATCGTTAAATTCTAATACTTCTGCCATTTTTTATTTTCTCCTATTATACTAATAAATATAATTTTTTTTATTTTTTAAATTATGAACTGAATGATGCACCAGTTGGTAAGATGTTGAAATCCAACACGATGAATTCAGCAGTTCTTGTTGGTTGTAAGAAAATCTGTCCAGCCAAGATGTTTCTATCAATTACATCAGGTGTATTGTTAGTTTCATCCATTACAACTCTGAATGCGAATAAACCTTGTCTTTGTTGGATTCCTTCCAAGTAAGGATTTACTGTATTCAAGAATCTTGAACGAGTTTGTGATGTATTTTGTTCGAATACCAAGTATCTTGAAGTAGATGCAATGTATTTCTTAACTTTAATCAACAATCTTCTTACATTGATTCTATCCAATGCAGATGCTCTATCTTGAAGAGTTTTCTGTCCAAATGCCACGATACCTTCTCCAGGGAATTGAGCGATTGGGTTTACTTTGTTCTCATATAGAGTATCTCTTTCAGCATGAGTTAATCTATTCAACACACTAACTGCTCCAGTGATACCACCTCTATTCAAACCGGCAGGAGCGAACCATTCTGCTGCAATAGCATCGTTGGCTGCATAAATTCCTGGCATCAATACTGATGGTGGAACGATTGTTAATTTATTTGTTCTTGAATCGATTGTTTTAACCCAAGGGTAGTAAGAACCTACATAGTTAGAATCTACATTTTGTGCTTCCAATGTTACCAAATCAATTGAATCATCGTAATCACTCAATTCACCAATGTAGAATGCATCTTCTCTAGCTTCTACCATATCAACAATCTTATCGAATACATAAGAGTGTAATCTTCTAACAACACCAGGTGCAGCTACCAAGTTGATATCAAAATCATCAGGGTTAGATACTGCGTTAATAGCTTTTACATAAGCAATTGAACCACTTGTTGTAGGATTAGCTAAGTTAAATCCTTGTGAATTACCAGAACCCCATTCAGTATCATTATTTTTTGCCAAAGCGTGTTTTATAGTTGGAGATACTCCATCAAATCCACCTTGGAATCCTACTGTAAATTGTCTTTTTGCAACATCAGTAGTGTTTGAACCAGTCAATAGATAATCAAATGGTGCATTATCAAATGTGAAACTTGTATTTGAACCAGTACTAGCATTATTTGGAATTGGTGCCAAGAAGTAGTTATTATCTACTCTTACAACTGCAGTTTCCAAATCTATACCCGAATATCTAAATGTAGATGATGCATTGTTATCTGCAGAACCAGTTGAGAAAACAACTGCAGGTGTGATTGAATCTAATCCTCTTATTGGAGAATAATATGGTTGGTGTCCGAAAGGTCCTGCCGTAACTGGGAAAGAACCTTCTTCGGAAACTTCTACTCTAACCAATCTTGAACGATTCGTATAATCACCATTCATTGTCATTTTACCATTCTCATCAATAGTGATGTTTTGGTCACCAATTACTTTTAAGATGTAATTTGGAGATAATGGATCTAAATTTACATTGTTGTAAGTTTCTAAAATAGATTTTCTTCTATCAGTATCAGAGTAACCTCTAATTACAATAGAGAAAGTTGCATAATCAGTTGCGTTTGATTCACCTGCTGCTTTTATATTAAAAATTGAAATTTTGTATTCAGTATTAGCATAAGTACCATCACCAATAGTATGGAAACGGAATAGTTGATGTGTTTCACCTGAAATTTCTTGTGATATAATCCAAGGAGTGGAAGCATAAGAACAATCTTGGTCTACAAAACTTTGTTCTCCTAAACTTACCAATGAAACTTCTGAACCAGATGATATATTAAATGTTGATATAGCTGCATTTTCAAAAAATTGAGATACATAAACACCCTTGGAACCTCTTGGATTTCCACCAAATACATCTGATAAATCATTTCCAGCAGTGTATAGGATAGATGCAGAGATTTCTGTGTTATATGCAGAATCAGAACCACTTAGTGTAATACTGAATGCAGAAGATGATTCTTGAGCATCAATAGAAGCAGTGATAGCATCACCGTTACCTGATGTTGTCCAGTGATGAGTTGATTTTAGAACACCAACTAATTTTTCTCCGTTTGAACCTGATACTTTAATACCAACAGTTCCTCGTTGAGTATATCCACCGATATGACCAACACGAACAATAGTTACTGTTCCAGCTTCTCTTAAATAATTTTGAACCGCGTAACCAGTATAGTATGAACCATCTGGTGTACCGAAAATTGATTCAAATTCTGATTGGGTGTTTACTACGGTTGGAACGAAAGCAGGTCCTTTAGCAAAAGGTCCAATTATTGCTGCTCCGATTTCACCAATACCTTGAGATAAAAATGATTGGTCATTTTCTCTTGTAAATACACCAGGTGATACAATCTTTTCTGCCATTTTATATTACTCCTTTATAATTTCAATTGTGTAATGATACGAATATAAATATTGTTTACTTTTTGTAAAGAATATTTTTTATTGAGTAACTTCATTATTTATGGGAGTAAATATGCCAGTATTTGGGTCATAATTACCATCACCATACTTTTCATTCAAACTTTTAAATAATTCTTGTTCTTTTTCTACTAAATCTTGATGTTGTTTGAATAGTTGAGTTTCAATTTCATCTACTTCATCGTTTCTTCTTTTTCTCTCAATTGAAAGTTGTCCTAATTGAGTAAAAACGAGTTCAACATCGGTTTTTAATTGATTAATTGAATTGATTTCTTCTTGTGTAAACTTGATTTGTTCCATCATTTTGATATATTTAGTTGTTATTTTTTATATATAAATATATGAGGTTTCTCCAAACAACAAAAATAATAATGATTATTTATTAAGATGGAGTATCAATTTGAATAGTAGCAGACCATGCTCCTTTTAATCCTTGATCAATTGCCCTAACTCTGAAAAAACGAGTTCCTCCAAAAAGGCTAAGTACCTCTACAATATTTGTACTCCATTCATCTGCACTATGTGTAATAGTAGTAAATGTGTTAGTTGTAGCTAATTGCCACTCATAAGCAGTAATACCAGTAGTTCCAGTCGATGCAGGAGCAGTCCAAGTTACATTTGGTTGGGTGTATGAAACACTAGTCGGAGCACCAGGTGCAGGTAAATCAGTATGTGTATTACCACCTTTGTTGTGAGTAATATATCCATTTACCATATAGGTATCTTCTGATTCCACATCAATTGAGACAATTTCGGTTGTTTTTTCTACTATTTCTATCAAAGTAATATCAACTTCTGACCCATCTCCTTTAACCAACTTATCACCTACCACTAAATTAAACATTTCTTTGAATAGATAATCACCACTTACTGAATCTTTTACCAACATTGGGTGTTCTGAAGTAGCAGTTACTTCTCCATTATTAATATCATAATAACGAGATGCAAAAGAATAAGTTAAATTAACAATAGTTACATCTTTTGGGGTAGTAGAAAGCGAATTAGTGGACCAATCCAAGAAAGTTCCATCTGAATCTTCACTTAAACCACCGATTGAGAACCCTTTTAGTAAATCACCTTCATTTAAATCACCTGCTTCTACGATTGTTCCATCTGCAAGGGTTACTGGTGAGTCGATAGTTAAACATAACGCAGTTGAGTTTCCATCATACGAATCTACCGAATAAACGGTCTTTGTTCTTGCGGTATTATATCTAACTGCGTGTTGATTGAATCCATCTGCGAAAGTTGCAGAAACTGTATGTAATAATACTGGTTGTAAAACAGTTTGGGTAGGTGCATTTGTCATATTACCTACTGCTATAGTAGCAGAAACACCATTATTTGCAGAAACTGATAATTTATCACCACCGGTGATACCCCAAGTAACATTTGAACCTCTACCACTTATTTGAGAAAAT